ATGTACGGCGAGGAACTCGAAAACGGAGAAGTAACTGCTGAGGTTTCAACTCCTTCCGATATTCCGGGATTAACATCTGCTAATTTTATTCCGAGTGCTTCATTCTATGCAACTGTTGTATTTTTACTTGCTATGATATTCGGCGCTATGCTAGTCAAAAAATGGTGGTGACTATGGGTGAATATTCCGACATTATGATATTTGGTATTGCTTTAGGTTTTGGGATTCAGATTATATGCTCATTATTTGTTTATTGTGTCATGTCAATATTTAATCTATTTAGGGTATAACGTGCGCGCGTTTACTAATAAAAAATATTATGAAAGGAGAAAATATGAATAATACCTTTAAGAAAGTAACTGCTGTGGCTATGGGGATTGCAACTGCTATTGGTACGACATTTGCAGCGTTTGCGGAAGGTACTGATGCTGTTCAGACTGCGCTTTCGTCTGGTGCAACGAGTGTTAGTACATCTCTGACTAACACTCTGACAACTGTGCTGCCTATTGCGCTCGGTGTCATTGGAGCGGTTCTTGCTGCAAAGTTTGGTATTAGAATTATTAAGTCTTTCATGGCAGGTCGATAAAGCCTATTGCAAGGGGCGCTAATAACGCTCCTTGCTTTTTAAGGGGTTTATTATGAAACTATTTAAGCGTATTTTATCCATTTTTATTTCATTAGCATTGGTCTTAACATTAACTCTTAGCAATCCTAAAAAGGTATATGCTGTCGTTGGTGTAGACGATGCTTTTTTAGTTTATGTATTGGCTGCTGCAGCTGCTGCAGGTTGTTCTTATTACGTTACTGAGAATACTCTTAGTGATTCTCAACTAAAGAATACTGTATCAACATTACTTAATAATTCTAAAACTATGTCAAATGATTTAAAAACCCTTGCTGCAGCGCAAGGTGTAACTGCTACATGGGATTCTAGCGTTACAACTGCTGCTTCATTCGCTGAAGCTGCTCAAGCTGCAAAAGATTTGCAACAAAAAGATTTAACGGATGCTCAATTGGAAGATTTAAGACGTGCATATTGTGCAGAACATGGTTTAGACTATGATACTCAATATGGTTCTAATAATAACAATCAAGATAATAATAAAAAGTTTCTTCAAACAACTGCAACATATTTTATTACAAGAGAAGCCGTTCAACAAATGACGGAAAACGGTGGTTATACTGGCGGTAAAATTGGGTTAACTGGTGAGTTTATAGCTGCAGTTGCATCTATTGTTGTACCAGCTATTGCAGCCGGAATTTCAGGTTTTCAAAATTTAACTAGTGTATCATTAGCATCTTATGGTTCATCACATGATCAGACTGCGTCAAGCAATTTTAATAATTTTACTAGCACACTATCTTTAGCAGGAACTGTTGATTGTACTAAAACTGGTTCTACGGCTTTTGAAAAGTTTAAATTTTATAGTGATTCTCCGGGTACTTTATTTATAGTTAAATATCCCGGCGGTTGGTCATTGAGTGGTTCCGTTGCTTGTCAAACTGAGATATGTCAATTAGATGGATATAATACTTCATCGGGTAGTGTTTATTATAGTCATTGGGGAATTTCTTCTAAAACAGCTAATTCACAAATGTTTGCACAAAATGGTGGAGTTTATGATGTTTTTAATACTACATTCCCTGTATATACGGCTGATACATATGATGCTTTTATCAATGGTACTTATATTAAAGCTGCTACGACATTTAAGGGTACATCTCCATTAACATTACCTTATCAAAATTATGATAATGCTAATAGGGTTGTTGAGGTTCCTGCTGATGCTGTTTCTTCATTAATTCCGGGAACAGCTGCAATTCCTTCTGATTCTGCTGCTGCTCAAACTCAATTAAATGATGTTGTTTCTCAATATCAAGTACAAGCTGAACCAACTGAAACTGAGACTGAAACGGAAACTGAAACAGAATCACAAACAGAATCTGTGACATCTTCTGAAACTGCAGCTGATGTTGATGTTAGTAAGGAAGTTTTTGGTATTGATTTAGGTTTGCAGAATAAATTTCCTTTCTGTATTCCATGGGATTTATACAATGGTTTTAAATCGTTATCAACTAATTCAATAGAACCGAAGTGGACTATTCCTTTAAGAATTGGTTCTATTGGTTCATGGCAAGGTATTAGTTATGATTTTATTTTAGATATGACAGATAGTAAATATGCTGATTTAATCAAACTGGTTCGTTATAGCACTCTTATTATGTTTTTGTTCGGTCTTATATTTATAACTAGAAAAATTATAAAGGGGTAAAATTATGATTATTCAGATTGATTGCGATGCGTATTTAACTAAAATTATTGAAAAGGCAACTGAAAACAGAAATGGAAGATTTCCTGATGATTATTTTTTCTATCATTGTTTAGGTCTTAATACTATGAAAATGCATTATGAAATTGAGGTGTTAAAAGATGGCTGCATTACTGATTAAAAAGGCTGCATTTTTTATTATTGCTGCTATTGTTGTTGCTTTATTACCTGCTTCGCCTTTCACTGCATTTAGTAGCATTATTCAACAACTGCCTTTTATTGGCTATGTGAATTATTTTATCCCGATAGGGACAATTCTTTCTATTATGGAAGCGTGGCTCGCTGCAATCACGGTATATTATATTTATATGCTTGTTCTTCGCATGATTAAATTAGAATAGTTGCAATTATCTAAAATTAGGTCGAAAGGCGGGGGCATCGCCGGGGGGACCGCCTTACGGAGATAAAATATGATTTATTTATATGAAGGAACGCCGGGTAGTGGTAAAAGTTATCATGTTGCTAAAACTGTATGTCAACAACTAAAATTTGGTCGAAATGTTATAGCTAATTTTGATTGTAATGCTGAAATGGTAAAGGATTTTAAAGGTAAATTTATATATGTTGATAATTCAGATTTATCTGTTGATTATTTAATTGATTTTGCTAAAAATAATCATAGGTTAAAAAATGGTCATATCTCAGAAGGTCAAACTTGGTTAGTTATAGATGAATGCCAGATAATATTTAATTGTAGGTGTTGGAATGATAAACAGCGTTTAAGGTGGTGTACTTTCTTCACTCAGCATCGAAAGTTTGGTTATAATGTGATTTTGGTTACTCAAAATGACAGGATGATTGATAGAGCTATAAGGTCATTAATTGAATACAATGTTATACATCGAAAGATTACTAATTACGGTATTTTAGGCTTAATTATAAGATTATTTGCATTAGGTCAACCGATATTTGCTTGTGTTGAAATGTGGACAGGAATTAATGAAAAAGTAGATAGTTATTTTATTCGTGGAAACAAAAGATATTATCGTTTTTATGATTCGTATAAACTCTTTGACGGCGCTGTTGCGGATCCTTTAAGGGGTGGCGCAGCCGGGGTACCTTTAAAGGCTCCGCAATCAGACTGATAACGACTTTCGGGTTAGTGTAATTACCCGAAAGTCCGTGTATTTTTACAATGAAAGGATTATATGCTTTATTATTATAAACCTTTCATATCTAGGGATTATATATATTCATGTGACGGTTTAAGGATTAAATTTGTTTTAAACAATTTACCTGATGTAAAAAATCTAATGATATATTTAGATAAAATTGGCGGTGATTATTATAAATCAACAAGACATTTTACATTTCAAAATTTGTTTGTTTTTAATACTGGTATTACTTCTATATCTGTTGGTTTGGGTTTTATCTCCGATAAAGTAAAAGTAAAAGAGGGATTTATTGATTTCAATCCTAACAAAATATTTGGAAGTTTTTATAATGAATACCCGGTTTTAAATCATGATGAAGATATAGATAATCCTTTTCTACATAGTAATAATTTAAAAAAAACTGTTTTAGATATATTGGAAACTATCAAAAGTTATTCACATGAATATTATGTTCTTAGATATGATTTAGCTGTTGATATTCCATGTTCCAGAACAGATATATTTTTAATAAAGGACCGTAGAAAGTATTTACAATTCAGAAAGTCAAATGAAGATATAACAGAATACTTAGGCGCTCGTTCTTCTGCGGGTTACGTTAAAATCTACAATAAAATGATAGAATCTGAATTAACTTTTAAATTAACAAGAATTGAAGTGACAGAAACTAATTTTAATTATGATGAAGCTGTTAAGGAATTTCCTGATATATATTTTAGGTGTAATGATTATAGTGATTCCGTGTTGTTTGATTGTCTCAATTATTTGCCTGTTGATATGTTCAATTTATTTTTTAGTAGATTAAATTATAGAACTAGGCAAAAATATATAACAACATATGAAAAGCAGAAGATTAAACTTAATAAAGCTTCATTTAAAGCAATAACTGATAATATATTTAATTTGGTGGGGTGTAAAAATGAATATGACTCCTGATGAAAAGTTATATCTTTTTAAAACGCTTTCAAAGCGTAAGGAAGCTTTAGAAAATAATATTGATAAGTGGTACAGAATTATTGAAGTAAATGGCGCTATTGATAAAATAGCCGATAATAAAGGTGAATTAGTGCTTGTTTCTCGGTTATTAGACAAGGTTTCTGCTGATGTATTTATGTCAAGGCTAAAGAAAGAAATAGCTGTTATAAGAACTAATGATTTAATTAGTTCTGAAACTGTTTTACCTAATGCAAGATAATATTAGTAATACAATTACAAATAAATAGCTGAATGATAATATAGTAAACTGAAATTTAGTTATAACTATGTAGTCGTCACTATTATCATAATTCGAAAGATTTTCTATGTCTTTTTTTGTAAGGTGGTGGAAGATTTGCATATTGTTCCTTTCTTTTTCATTCATAGATATATGATAGCATATAAAGTTAAAATTAGCATATTGACATAATAAAATACTAGTGTTATTGTAATCTTGTCGGAACTATTCGCGAAACCCAGGTTTAACGAATAGTTATCAGGGAAAAAGCCCGGATTTAAGGCATTTCCCGGAAAGCGCCCAATATGCAGCTTCAGAGGCTTTACAGTCTTACCAGGCAGGCAATCCAGGATTATGACATGATTTCCGACGGTGACCGCATCGCCGTCGGTCTGTCCGGCGGCAAGGATTCCCTGACGCTTCTTTACGCGCTGGCCGGCCTGCGGTCATTCTATCCGAAGAAATTTACGCTGGAAGCCATTACGGTTGATCTCGGCTTCGGCGGGTTTGATGTGTCGGCCGTTAAAAAGCTCTGTGAGCGATTTTCAGTTCCTTATACGTGTATTTCCACGCAGATCGGGAAAATTCTGTTTGAGGCGCGTAAGGAAACGAATCCGTGCTCCTTATGTTCGACGCTCAGAAAAGGCGCGCTGAACAAAACGGCCCTGGCGCACGGCTGCCGTAAAGTCGCCTATGCGCATCACAGGGACGACATTGTTTCCACGATGCTGATTTCCCTTTTGTATGAGGGACGTTTTCACAGTTTCAATCCCAAAACGTATCTGGATGATTCCGGGATCACGGTTATCCGTCCGCTGATGTATGTGTCTGAGGCGGATATAATCGGCTTCAAACGCCTGTATGAACTTCCGGTGCTGAAGAATCCCTGCCCGGCTGACGGAAAAACGAAACGCGAATATGTTAAAATATTAACAAAACAGCTGGAGAAGGAAAATCCGGGTGCACGGGAACGAATGTTTCATGCCATACTGGAAAAAGGTTTTGAACCGTATAAAATGCCGGAAAACAACAACGGTCAGGAAGCGGATCATCAGGAGGCGGATCATGGCTGAATTAAGCTACAGCGAACAGATCGACAGGGATAATATAGAGCATTTGCGGGAACTCCTCTCTTCTCTTCCCTATTACTGCAAGGAATTTTTCAGAGGGATTGAAAACCGTACGCAGTCGCGTACCAGGATTGCCTACGCGTATGATCTCAGAATTTTCTTTTCCTTCCTCATGAATGAAAATCCCGAGATTAAAAAATGCGGGGACATGAAAAATATTTCGCTGGAAATGCTGAGCAGCCTGCATCCCGGCGACATAGAGGAATATCTGGATTATCTCAAATACCGTCAGGACGATGAAGACCGCGGCGGTGTCCTGAACAAGGAAACCGGCATCAAGAGAAAGCTTTCCTCCCTGAAAAGTTTCTACAATTATCTTTACCGTAAGGAAATGGTGGACAACAATCCGGCGGCCCGGGTAGGCGTTCCCAGGCTTCATGAAAAGGAAATCATCCGGCTTGACGTGGATGAAGTGGCGGAAATGCTCGATGAAGCCGAAAGCGGTGACAAACTGACCGAGAAGCAGAAATCCTATCATGAAAAGACCAAGTTGAGGGACCTTGCCATTCTGACGCTGTTGCTCGGGACCGGGATCCGTGTTTCCGAATGCGTGGGCTTAAACATAAAGGATGTCGATTTCAAGAACGACGGGATCCGTGTCCACAGAAAAGGCGGCAAGGAACAGATCGTTTATTTCGGGGATGAAGTGGAAAAGGCCCTGCACGATTATATGGGGGAAAGAATGCATCAGCTGCCGGAACAGACGGACGACGCCCTTTTTCTTTCACTGCAGAACAGGAGGCTGAATACGCGAAGCGTTGAAAATCTGGTGAAGAAATATGCCAGGATCGTCACGCCGTTAAAGCACATTACGCCTCATAAGCTCAGGAGTACTTACGGCACGGAACTCTACCATGAAACTGGCGATATTTACCTTGTGGCGGATGTCCTGGGACACAGCGACGTAAACACCACCAAAAAGCATTACGCTGCGCAGCAGGATGACCGCCGGCGCAGCGCAAGGAACAAAGTAAAATTAAGGGAAATGGAATAA